GTGGACCGCGTCAACGTCGAGATGCTGGAGGTTGCGGTCGACCGCGCCTACAACGTGCTCGAAAACCTCGGCCGCATCCCGCCCGCGCCGCCCGACATCCAAGGCCGTCCGCTCGTCATCGACTTCGTCTCGATGCTGGCGCAGGCGCAGCGCGCGACCCAGAACTCGGCTATCGAGCGCATCGCCCGGTACGTCGGCTTCATCGCTGGCCTGTTCCCCGATGCCGCGATCAAGTTCGACGCGGAGCAGAGCATCGACGCGTTCGCCAGCGGTATCGGCGCACCGCCGAAGATCATCCGTTCGGACCAGATCGTCGAGCAGATGAAGAACGACATGGCCGAGCAGAAGCAGATGGAGCAGATGGCGATGATGGCGCAGCCCGCACGCGATGCGGCGCAAGCGGCTGAACTGCTTTCGCGCACCAACGTCACCCCCGAGCAGAACGCGCTACAGGTTCTCTCGGCGGCAACCCCGCCTGTAGTTTAACGGAGAAGACCACATGGACGAAGAAATCGAAGCCGCGCTGCGCGAATTTGCTGCTGCGGATAAGCACGTCAAACAGGCTTGTTGCGAAGCAGATGTCGCGATGGTGCGTAGGCAGGCGGCTTACGACGCTCTGCGCGACGCGCGCAACAAGTACGACACCCTTATCCAGCAGAAGCTGGACCAGATCAACGCGGAGGGCTGACCCCATGGAAAAGGAACTCGAACCCTCGACGCGTGAGCAGAATGAGGAAACACTGTTGTACGCCTACGCCGCAAGCCTTGTGCGTAGCGCGGTGGACCACGCCCACGCCAACGGCGTGCCCCTTGGCCCGCTGCGCGAGCACGTCATCGCTACCTTTGACGAGGTCGCGAAGGAACTGATCGGCGAATGACCGCGAACCCCAGAGGCCAGCTTGCCCGGCGCGATCTCGAAGAACTGATGCTCGACGAGCGGTTCTTGAGATTTCTCTCGACAGTCCTCGAAACCGCAGGCATACATACCGGTGCCTACGGGTCCGATGGACGCCACCTTGTTTTTGCAGAGGGGCGCAGGTCGCTGGGGTTCGACATATTGCGCTCGGCCGAAACCATTCGGCCCGATGCCTTGCTTGCGATCTTGCAAGCCGAACTCAACGCCTTGAAAGGACACCCCGATGGCAGACCAAGCTACGACCGAAACCACGAACTCGACACCGACGACGACGGACCCGTCGGAGCAGACGGCCGCGACCCCGGAACCGGCCTCGTCTTCGCAGACTACAGCCGAGACGCAGACGACTGAAGGCGCAACCCTGCTGACGGCCCCGGACGGTGACGAGGACACTTCGCAGAAGCCCGAAACGGACAAGGGCGAGGCCGATCCGGCCACCGATCCCGCGAACCCTGAAGCCTCCGATCTCTTCGGCGCGCCCGAAACCTACGAACTGACGCTCCCCGAGGGCGTCGAACTCGACAAGGCCGTGCTCGATATCGTGTCGCCCGTTGCCAAGGAACTGAACCTGTCCAACGCAGGTCTCACAAAGCTGGCTGGCGTGTACACCGAAGCCGTGCTGCCCCGGATCGAGGAAGCGTTCCACAACCAGATCAACGATCAGGTCAAGGAAACGCAGGCCAACTGGGCGACCGAGGCCAAGCAGGCCATCGAGGCCGACAAGGACCTGCCGGAAGACCAGCGCGTCTTCGATGGCGCGGACCTGAAGACGGTTCGTGCGGTTGCTGCGAAGACGCTCGACCGCTTCGGTGGGCCGGAGTTCCGCGCGTTCCTCGACGAGACCGGTATCGGCAATCGCGTCGAGATGCTGCGGATGGCGTATCTCGTCGGCAAGTCGATCTCGGAAGAAACGACGTTCCCAACCAGCCAGACGGCCACTGCTCCCAAGAGCCGGGCCGAACGCTACTACGGGAAGTCCTGACCAGATTAAGCCCACCGGAGAGGGCGGCAGTGGATTGAACAGGAGTTTAAGAGATGGCTATCACTGCTACCCGCGTGCCGACGCTTCTCGATATCGTGAACCAGCTTGCACCCGACGGGTCGCAGTTGGACACGGCGGAAGTGCTGGCCGAAACCAACGAAGTCCTCGAAGACATGACGTGGATGGAAGGTAACCTCGTTACCGGACATCGCGACGCCGTCCGCACCACGCTGCCGACGCCGCAGTTCCGCGCCATCAACGAGGGTGTGCCGCTGACCAAGGCGACCAGCACGCAGATCGAAGAGACCTGCGCGATGATCGAAGACTTTTCGCAGGTAGACCGCGAACTGGCGCTGCTCTCGGGCAACGTCAACGAGTACCGTCTGCGCGAAGCCAAGCCGCACATGCAGGGCATGTCGCACTACTTCACCGAGCAGCTTTTCTACGGGAACGCTCGCACGAACCCGAAGGGCTTTACCGGTCTGGCACCGCGCTACAACACCCTGAACCGTTCGACCTCGCTGACGGCGGATTACGTCATCAACGCGGGCGGTAGCGGCAGCGGTCTGCGCTCGATCTGGCTGGTGAACTGGGACCCCCAGTACATCACCGGCATCTACCCGAAGAACACCATCGGTGGCCTGCACCACGAAGACGCGACCAACGCCTCCGGCAGCGGTCACGACGGGGTCCCGGCTGCGGCGGTTCTTCAGGACGCGAACGGCAACAACTACATGGGCTTCCGCGACCACTGGACGTGGCGCTGCGGCCTGATGGTCAAGGACTATCGCCACGCCGTCCGCATCGCCAACATCGACCTCGACACCATCACCAAGGACCCGTCCTCGACGGACCTTCAGGACCTGATGGTGCAGGCGATGGAGCGGATCGAGATGATCGGTCCGAACGCCGCCTTCTACATGCCGCGCATTCTTCGCGAGTTCATGCGTCGTCAGATGCTGACCCAGAAGAACGCGTTCATGTCGTGGGACAGCGCCGGGGGCAAGCGCGTGCTCTCGTTCGGCGAAGTGCCGACGAAGCGCGTCGACGCCCTCTCGACCGAGGAAACCGCCGTCGCGTAATTCGCCCGGTAATCGAAAGGAGAATACCATGTACACTGACGCAGAACTCCGCCCGTCGCAGGCGCAGTCGGTTGTCGGGGCGGCAGGCAACTACGTCTCGACCAACACGATTGACCTGCTCGCGGCGGTCAATAATCAGGGACGCGGTCGCCCGCGTCGTGCCTATGCGGTGATGACGACCGCTCTGGCTGGTGCCACGAATATCAAGGCCCAGTACATCCAGAGCGCGAACGCTGACCTGTCTTCGCCCGACGTGCTGATCGACGGCCCGGTGGTCGCTGCCGCCGATGCGGTCGCGGGCGCGGTCCTGATGGACGCGGCGCTGCCGGACAACACCAAGCGGTATGTCGGCTTCCGGTTCGTCACGACCGGCGCGAACGCCACGACCGGTGCGGTCTCGGCTTATCTGGTCGCGGACACCAACTACAACCCGTATCTGCCGTCGAACACCGGCCGCAACTGATACGCGCTGACGGGGTGCCGGTTCGCTGGCACCCCTGAAGTCCTCTACAGGAGACAATCCCATGGGCATCGTAACCCGCGTCGTCGAGAGCAAGTTCTTCGACGGCACCAAGCTGTACTACCCCGGCGAGATCATCGAGATCGACGAGGCTCTGCTGACCAAGAAGAAGCGCGGCACTCGCACGGGCGTCCCCGGTCTGCGCGACCCCGATTTCATCGAGGAAGTGACCGCGCCGACCCCGGAAAAAGCCAACCCGCGCAAGGGCGCTGGCAAGAAGGCTGCTGACAAGGTCGAAGCCAAGGACGACGCCAAGGCGGATGACACCGCCGAGGACGTTCAGGTCGAAGAGGGCGGCAAGCCCCGCGATGGAGGTTCGTCGCTGCTCGGGTGACGGGGGTTGCAACCCTTGAGCGCATGGACAGGGGCAGCGCGATAAACCGCGTTGCCCCTTTTCGCATTACGAGGTATGCCTAGCCTATGTCTTTCAAGGTCGCCTATACCGACGTGACGATCTGCAACCGCGCGCTGTCCCGGTTGCCGCACTCGCCGCTTACCAATCTGGCCACCGACCCGGGGCTGGCGGCGCGCGAGTGCCGCCTCTGGTACAAGCCGACCGTGCGCAAGCTGCTTGAACTCTACGATTGGGGGCTGGCGACCAAGCGCGAGGCGATGGCCGAGGCACCCGTCAACGACCGGCCCGAATGGGCGTACTGCTACCTCGCCCCGAACGATCTCGGGTTTGCCAAGAGCCTGCTGCCGACCGATCAGGCGATCAGCGGTGTCGGTTACTATCAGGGTCTGCGCTCGCTCCAGAACACTGTCGCGCTGCGGATGCAGCGCGTCGGCGGCAAGATTTACTCGCACTGGCCCGGCGCGACGCTGGAGTACACGTCGCTGGAGATCACCGAGGCCGAGTTCACCGAGGTCTTGGTCGAGGCTATCGACCTGACGCTCGCGAGCAAGATCGCGATGCCGATCACCAAGAACCAGCAACTCGCCGACGGCCTTGCCGAAAAGGCCCGCGAGCACATCAATCAGGCGCTCGCCGCCGACCGCCAGCAGCAGGGCCAGAAGTACGGCGAAGGTCTGACCGAGACCGAGCGCGCCCGCGAACTCGGCGTCGATTTCGGCTACAGCGGCTACCCCACCGAGTATAGCTGGCCCCGCACATGAGCAAGATACCCGTCGTCAACATGAGCAAGGGCGAACTCGCGCCCGAACTGTACTCGCGGATCGACACGTCGCAGTACGGCGGGGCGCTGAAGCGCGCGCTCAACTGGGTTGTGCAGAAGTTCGGCGGGGTCCGCACCCGCCCGGGCACCCGGTACATCGGCGATCTCGACGAGGTCAACAAGAACGCTCGCCTGTTCCCGTTCCAGTACGCGCTCGAACAGGCTTATGTGCTCGGCGCGCAGGACGGCATCGCCCGGCCGTTGTCGCTTGGCGGCTTCGTGCTCGAAGAGGACAGCCCCGAGAGCGGCGGGCTGAAGATCACGGCGGCGACCAAGGCGGTCAACTGCCAGCTTACCATCGCTTTCCACAACCTCGCGGTTGGGGACCGGGTCTTCCTGACCGGCATCGAGGGGATGATCGAACTCAACAACCGTTTCGCGAAGGTCGTCAGCGTGGTCGACGCGAACAACATCACCATAGACATCGACAGCCGGGCATACGGGACGTTCACCACGTCGACGGGCATCACGAGGTCCGCGCCTCCGCCGCCTCCGCCGCCGCCGCCGCCTCCGCCTCCACCGCCTCCCCCTCCCCCGCCCCCGCCCCCGGTTGGCGGCGGTGGCGGTGGCGTCAGCGGCGGTTCGCCGGGCGATGGAGACCTGCCGTAATGGGCCTGTATCGTCTCCATAAGGTGTTCACGCCCTACTCGCATCTCGATCTGCCGGACGTGCAGTTCGAGCAGACGAGCGACCGCGCGTATTCGGTTCATATCGACAAGCCGGTGCAGAAGCTGACCCGCGCCGGGCACACCGACTGGACATGGGAACCGGTGACGTTCGGCCCGACCATCGTGGCCCCGGGCAGCGTCTCGTCGACCTTCTTCCACGCGTCCGGCAGCGGGCCGAGCGACCCGGGGTACACCGCGACCGACTACAGCTATGTCGTGACCTCCATCGACGAGGACACGGGGCAGGAGAGCCGCGCGTCGTCGATCACCACGGTCAGCAACGACCTGACGCTCGACGGCAACTACAACACGATCTCTTGGGCTGCGGCGACGGGGGCCGAGCGGTACAACGTCTACAAGAACGTCAGCGGCACCTACGGATATATCGGCGGCACCGAGGGGCTGTCGTTTCAGGACCAGAACATCCTCGCCGATCTCTCGAACACGCCGCCCAAGGCGCGCAACCCGTTTGACAGCGCGGGCAATTACCCCTCGACCCTCGGGATGCACCAGCAGCGGCTGCTGTTTGGCCGCACGCGCAACAATCCGAACGCGATCTTCGGCTCGCAGAGCGCCGATCTGGAGAACATGGACCGGTCGTTCCCGCCGAAGGATGATGACGCGTTTGAGCAGGCCATTGTCGGCAGGCGCGTGAACCCGATCAACCAGTTGGTCGAGGCCGACAGCCTGCTGGCGCTGACCGGCGACAGCATCTATGCCATCACGGGCGGCGGCACCGACGAGGCGATCACGCCCAGCCAGTTCCTGCCGAAGAAGCAGAGCGGACGCGGCGCGTCCCGGCTGCGCGCCATCGATATCGACGAGGTCGTCTTCTACCAGCCGCTGCGCGGCAGCGGGGTCCGGTCGCTGAACTTCACCTTCGAGATCGAGGGGTATCGCAGCGACGATATCAGCTTGTTCAGCAGCCACCTGTTCGCCAAGCACGACATCATCGCGTGGGACTATCAGGCCCAGCCGTTTTCGGTTATCTGGGCCGTGCGCTCCGACGGCAAGCTGCTGGCGTTCACATGGCAGCGCGAGCAGGAGGTCTGGGGCTGGACCGTATGCGAGACCGATGGCGAGTTTCAGGATGTCGCGGTCATCACCGAGAACAATGTCGACCGGGTCTATGTCATCGTGAAGCGCACTATCAACGGTGTCGTGCGCCGGATGTACGAACGTTTCTCGCTGCCGCATGATGTACACGACCCCGACGACTACGTGAACGCGTGCCCGCTCGATTGCGCGGTGACCCAGTCCTTCGACGAGCCGACCGCGACGATCCGGGGGCTGTGGCATCTCGAAGGTGCGACCGTGACCGCGTTCGCCGACGGGTACGAGATCAGGGGCCTTGTCGTGCAGAACGGCAGCGTGACCCTACCGGAGCCTGCGTCCTGTGTCAGCGTCGGCCTGCCGATGACCGCCGAGATCGAGACGTTGCCGCTCCCGTTGCAGTCGGACCAAGGTTCGATGCACACCAGTCGCCAGACGATGCGCGAGATCGTCATCCGCACGCTCGACACCAAGGGCCTCGACGTGGCGATCCGCAACGATGGCCGTCTCGGTGAGTTCGAGCCTGCGTCGGAGCGCTATGGCAACGAGACTTGGGACCTCAATTCCACCATCGGCGCGAAGGATTTCGATGTGAAACTGGACAGCGTCTACGGCGACGGGGCCACCGTCGTCATCCGCCAGCAGGCGCACCTGCCCGCGTACATCACCGGGCTGTTTCTCGACCCCATGGTGTCGGGTGATTGAGTTCGTCAGGGCCTCGCCCGCGCATGTGGGCCGCGTCGCGAACTCGGTGCGAGAGATCGACCGGCTGGAGTGCGAAGCCAGCGGCATGTCGGTCAAGGACGCGCTGCGCTACGGCATCCAGTGGGGCGAAGCGTACACGGTCAAGATCGACGGCAAACCCGAGGCCATGTTCGGGGTCGTCGAGACCTGCGTTATGACCGGCCGGGCGCGCGTCTGGCTGCTTATGAGCGACAAGGCCGCGAGCCAGCGCAAGGTGCTGGTCAGGGCCGGGGTCGTCTACGCCTCTATCTTCCGGTCGAAATATCCGATATTGGAGAACTTCGTCCACGCACGGAACGACTTGGCGATCCGGTGGCTGACGCGTATAGGGTTCAAGGTGGACCTCGATACGGTCTTCGTGTTCAACGGTCATCCTATGAGGTATTTCTCGTGTGCAACCCCGCCGTCCTCGCAGTTGCAGCTTCAGTCGTAACCGCTGGCGGGCAACTGTACGCGGGCGCTGCCGCCAACTCGCAGGCGAAGTACGAGCAGCGGGTCGCGAACCAGAACGCCGAACTGGAGCGCGCCAAGGTCAAGGACGCGGTCGACCGGGGCAACATCGAGCAGATGCGGCGCTACCGGCAGGTCAGTCAGGCCATGGGCAGGTTGCGCGCCGGGCAGGCCGCGTCCGGCCTCGACACCGGCTTCGGCTCCGCGCTCGACGCCCAGCTTGCGACGGCCCAGATCGGGGCCGAGGACGTGTCGACCATCGCCGAGAACACCCGGCGCGAAATCCAAGGCTACGACATCAACGCGGCGAACTTCGTCATGGAAGGCCGCGCCGCACGGGCGAGGGGCAAGGCCGCGAAGATCGGCTCGTACTTCGCAGCCGCGAGCACGCTGCTCGGCGGCGCGTCGCAGGCGGCGGGCAAGGGCGCTCCCCCGGGTTCGGGTGGCAGTTCCAATGTCGGTCGGGTGACCGTCAACCAGCGCCCGTTTGGGGGCAATTTCTCCAGCGCGTGGGGTAGCTGATGCCTATCGTCCGTCCCGATATCGAGAACCGCGTATCGCTTCGCCCGGTCACCGACGCGAAGGTAAGGGCGGCTGACTTTGGGCAGGACACCTACGGCCGCGCTATTGCGCAGGCTGGTGCCCAACTTTCCGACGTTGCCGACCAGTGGGAACGCATCAACGTCGTCTACGACGAGGCTGCGGCCAAGCGTGTCGACAATGAGGCGATGCTGCGGCTGGGCGAACTGCGCCGCAAGGCGATGTCGACCAAGGGCTTCGACGCGCAGGCCGCGCGCACTGACTACGAAGAGCAGGCGCGCAAGATCAAGGACGAACTGGCGGGCAACCTGAAGAACGACCGCCAGAAGTTCCTGTTCACGACCGCCTACGACAGCCGGTTCACGGCTGACCTCGACCGGATCGCGAACCATGCCGACAGCGAGGTCCGCACCGCCGCCATCGGCGAGAGCACGGCGCGCGCCACGAACTTCAAGGACCGCGCAATCGACATGCGCGACGACCCGGAAGAGTTCGCCCGCAGCCTGACGACCGGCGAGAACGAAATCCGCAGCGCGGCGGCGCTTCAGGG